CCAGTAGTAGTTTTTTTTGTCACACCATATCCAATTTCCTGACCATTATTAGATAATAATTTTTGAACACGTAAAAACTTTGAATTTTCTGACAAAATTAATTCAATAACAATTCCTCCTAAAGCAATATTTGTTAATACTTCAGATCTTAAACTACTCAATAACCCACTCATTGGAAATCTATAAATTATTTGAGCCTTTCTTGAATTATCTTCAATCATTTCATTAGAAAAAGTATAATATTGAGATTTAAAACCACCCCCAAGATTTGGCACAATTCTTGAACCAGCAGTAGTTATAGCCCATGCTCTACTCCCGTCAGCAGTTGGCACAACAAGATTATCAGACACATATTCTTTGTTATATAATTGCGACCGTCCATGATATACAGCTTGTAAATGTTCATCATTAATATTATTACCATAATAATTTTTCATAGCTTCCCAAATTTGCATAGATGAAAGCTGTTCAAGTACAACTCCGTCAGGGCTTCTAACAGTGCAACTTTCAAACGGCATACATCCTATCTTTGGTTCAGGAATAAAATAATTTGCACTTGCCTCACCTGTTTTATCATTTCCCATTAAACAAGAGAACATCAAATAAGAATCCGATGTATTTATTAATGGTGCAGATTCTGCACTTACAGGAATAATTATTTTATTTCTTTGTAAATATATATCATTACCTCTTTCCGAATTAAATTTTACACTTTGATTACTAGTTTGCATTATATTATAATATACGAAATATTTTTATATTTAACTATATTTTTATTTATAAACTAAATTAAAAATAAAAATATTTATTTACTTCTATTTGAATTTCTATAAAAAAATTAATGATTCAAATAATTTTCCGCCTCTGCTCCTAAATAAGATAATTGTTGAGGAGGCTGAATTTGTCTTTTATATCCTGTATTTATTTGTTTATTTGCATTATTATTATCTATGAGATTTTTTATACCAAGACCGATGCTAGTTCCTATGCTCGCTGCGGTTATTATGCCTCCTATGACCGCTGTAGCTATATCTACACCAGGGATTTCAACCGTACTAAGGGCGACTGAGTCCGAGACCAGCGCTGCACTTTCTAATCCTGTTACTGCTCCTGTTTCTGCGACCGTTTCTCCGACCGTTTCTGCTGTTGTTTCCCCGATCGTTTCTCCGACCGTTTCTGCTGTTGTTTCCCCAACGGTCTCTCCTGTTGTTTCCCCAATATTTTCTCCTGCTGTTTCATAATCTCCAAAATTAGAAATATTGTCATCATGCTCTGAAAATTGTTCAGTAGTATTTTTATTATCGTTCATGAGTCGGGCAATTGTCGAATCTCCGCCAAACTGTCCGGAAACTAATCTTTCAGTTTGAGATTGATCTTGAAATTGATCAAATGATTGAATAGAATAATTAGATTCAGAAGGAGTATATGATTGTGTTAATGGAGTAGCCTCTATAACACCACTTCCTGCATCTTCACTTCTTGAGATACGAGATACGCTTTCTATTTCAATTTCATAAGGTTGATTTTCTGGTATTTCTTCTGGTGCTTCAGCTTCAGCTTCAGTTTGATTACCACCCGATTTACTAAATTCAAATTGACCTTCTTTAAATTTACTTAAATTACTTACACTTTTTTCATTTCCCATTATTTTATTAAATTGTCTACCTACAAAACTTTCTGACGGTCGTGTTTCTTCTAAATTATCAAAATTATTTTCTAATTCAGTTGCATTTCTATCTATTACATCCGCTGGACTTTCCATTTGATAGCCTTCCTCATCAAAATATGTATCAGGTTGCCCATTTTCTCCTGCCTCTATTCTACCAACACCTTTTGGCAACTGAAATTCAACGGGTTCTGCTGGTTCTTCAATTTCTGGTTCTTCGGGTTCGGGTTCAAATCTTTCAGGATCTGTAAATTGAGATTTTGATTCGTATGGATCGCGAAAGGAATGAATTTCGTCTGGAGTCATTTCCGTGGGGTTTATTTCTAATTGTGATTCGGGTTCAGTATTTTCATTTTCAAAATATTCAAAATTTTCATTTTCATCAATATCATTTCCAACATTATTTTTTAATTGTTTACCTATACTGACAAGTTTTTTAAATGTTGGTATAGCAGTAGCACCACCAATGGTACTAGTAATTGTTGAAATAATACTAGATTCATTTGATTTTTTATTAATTATATTTTGCCGATCAGCAATATATTGTTTTTTTAAAAAATCTTGATTGTTTTCAAAATCAACATGTGATTGTCTAATATAGTTTACTCCATAAGCTAAACCACTAAATTTTCTAGAATAATAATCCATTTTGTGTATATATATATATATATATTTTTAAATTATACTTCTATATTTACATTATTTAATGATGGGAATTGTTTTGATGGAAATAATTTTTTGTTGAAGTTTAAAAACACACAAGGACCTTGCACTGTTTCGTCCATTATACCGTTCAGATAACAACATAAAAAATTATATTTTGCAGAGTTCATAATATTCATTAATGCAGTTAATGTTTTTCTGCCACCAAAATAACTACTATATCCATCTAAAAAATCATTTATTTCAGATTGATTCGCAATGCTACCTATAATGATAGTCGAAGTACAACTTAAAACATTACGTGGGATGCTAGAAAATAACCTTTGATTGCTTATCAACAGAAGACCACCAGAGGTCTTTATATTAGGATTTTCTTTTGTTGGTTTAGACGATGATAATACATGACGATATATACTTGATAATCTTGCTAAACTACTTGATGCCTTAGAATTGAACGAAGGTAGTGACATAAGATCGTCAATAATTACTGCGCAATTACCATATTCGGGATCAGATTGCATCTCTAATCTTTTTTTAATAATACTATTTATGGTTTTATCATCACAATTTTCATATATATTGCCATAGTAATCCGTTAACGGTTTTAATGTTTCATCTCCATATTTGTATGATTGTCCAATAAAATATATTTCTTCATAGTAATACTTCAATATTTTTCCCAGTAGGTTCAGAATAATTACGGTCTTACCTGAGTTTGGTTTTCCTACCAATAAAACTAACTGAGAATTTTGAAAGTCTGGTAGGTTCTTATTTAATTCCATTTTATAATTGTTTTTAAATTTTGATTTGACAGGTGGTAAAATTTTTAAATCATTTGTATTCATATAATATATAATATAAAATTATATTGTTTTTATATTATATAATGAATTCAGAAATATATTTATATATACCAAGAGAAAAAATTTTGAATCAAGTCAAAAGAAAACACAGGACTGAAGATTTTAGAAAATTATATTTTTATCGTGAGCAAAAAAAATATGTTTTCAATGATAAAAATATTATTGAAATAGATATATATAAAGTAGATAATATACAAATCAATACATTATATAAGGATAACTATAAAAGCGTAAATGATAAGTTTTTTGATCATTATAAAGTGCTAAAACCAGAGTATAATGATTGCGATGATATATATATTGAAACAAAAACAAAAAATAAGGATTATAATGAAAATAAAAAAAAACAAATCAGAAAGACTAAAGATTATAATTTAAAAAAGAAAGATAATTTAAAAGAAAATAATAAAGATAAATTTATTATATCATTTAATTAATATATATGAGTGATAAAAAAACTTTAAATAAAATAATGAAAAGTAGTAGAAAAGAAAAAAAATACATGGTATATGTAAAATATCCAAATAAAAGAGGATTTAAGCTTATACATTTTGGAGCAAGAGGAATGGCACAATATAAAGATAATACTCCATTAAAATTATATAAAAATAAAGATCATTTAGATAAAAAAAGAAAAGTGAATTATTATAAAAGACATGGTAAGACGACCAATAAAAGTTCACCAAAATGGTGGAGTAATAAATATTTATGGTAAAATATATAATTTTTAATTATTTGTATAATAAATAATTAAAAAATAGTGTTGTTTTTGCAATAATTGGAAGTTTTATGATATTTCATATTAGCTTTTAATATAGTTTTTTTACAATTTGTACAAGTTATTTTAATATTATATTTTTCTTTATTTTTTTTATAATAATCTTTATATTTTTGTTTATTATTATTATAATAATTTTTTTTAGATTCTTTATTTGTTCTACCAGCTACATAAACATTTAAATTTCCATATTTTTTAATATATTGTCCTTCAATATTATGTAATTCCTTAGAAGTATTGCATTTAACATGTTCAATAATTTCAAAATTCATGTTTTCCCATCCTCCACACTCGCGGATATATTTATATAATTTATAATGATATTGTTTTGAATTAATATTCTTAGCATCTGACTTATGTTTTACAAGTCTAGATTGAATATTTTTTGAAGAACCGATATATATTTTGTTATTTTTATAAATTTTATAAATACACGAATTTTGATAGCCTAAATCAGCAACCATTAAATATACTACTATAAGATAATATATCTTTATATAGAATTATATATGAATATATATATATATATGAAAAATGACAGTGACGGTTTTTTTATATAAACTTTTAATAATATAATTATTTTTTTTTATTATAAATACTTTTTTTTACTTAAAGTGTCACTAAATTAAAGGTAATATAATAAAAGATACTATGGATGGTAGTAAAAAAAAGGTAAAAAAAAGTGATGGTGGGGAAAGTGGCTTGTCATAGTATACATTTTTATACATATATTATACACAAATGACAATAAACATGGTATATTTCAGAAATAAATGAAAAAAATGAAATTTCATATATTAAAAAATGTCACTTTCATATATTTCATATATATATATAATAAAATGGGGCGGATTTCTGGTTGCCGAATTGTGGTTGCGGAATTGTGGTTGTCGAATTGTGGTTGTCGAATTAGTGGTTGCGGATTTTTGGTTGCCGAATTAGTGGTTGCGGAATTGTGGGGCGGATTTTTGGTTGCCGAATTGTGGTTGCCGAATTGTGGTTGCCGAATTGTGGGGCGGAATTGTGGGGGCGGAATTGTGGGGCGGATTTCTGTACTGCATGCACTGTAGTTTTTTTTCATTTATT